CCACAGGCACCCGTCCGCCAACGTGGACCGCCTGCTGCACCAGGAGATCGATACAAGCGACCTCTGTGGGCAGGCACTCGCCCCTAACGGCACCTTCTACGACACGTCTAAGCAGGGGTTCCTGCCTAAGATGATGCAAAAGATGTACGACGAGCGGGTGATTTACAAGAAGAAGATGCTTAAGGCGAAGCAAGATTACGAGAAGAACCCTACAGTTCAACTCAAGAAAGATATTGCTCGTTACAATAACATTCAGATGGCAAAGAAGATTTCACTCAACTCTGCCTATGGTGCTATTGGCAACCAGTATTTTCGATACTATCAGTTAGAGATGGCAGAAGCAATCACCCTTGGTGGTCAGTTGTCTATCCGCTGGATTGAAAAGGAGACCAACGCTCACCTCAACAAAATTCTCAAAACGGATGATGTAGATTATGTTATTGCTATCGATACTGATTCTATGTACCTTAACTTGGGTCCTTTTGTTAAAGCTGTACTCAAAGGCAGAGAGAAGACTGATGAGGACATTGTTGCGTTCCTTGATAAGGTCGCTCAGGTGGAACTTGAACCTTTTATTGAAAGTTCTTACGAAAAACTGGCAAGGTATGTCAACGCCTACGACCAGAAGATGAAGATGAAGCGAGAGAATATTGCTTCCCGTGGTTTCTGGACTGCGAAGAAACGATATGCTCTCAACGTATGGAATAGTGAAGGCGTTCAATACAACGAACCCAAACTAAAAATCTGTGGTCTTGAGACGGCACGTTCATCTGTGCCACAATACTTCAGGAGCAAACTGTACGAAGCATACAAGATCATCATCAACAAAACTAATGAAGACCTTATCAAATACATTGACGAGGTTCGTGAGGATGCCCGTAAGCAAACTTATGCTGACCTTGCTACTCCCAGTGGTGTAAACAATCTTGCCAAGTATCGTAATCCTTATACGATTTACAAGAAAGGTGAGAAGACAGGCACACCTATTGCTGTCAAGGGTTCTCTCATTTACAATTATCTCCTCAAAAAACATAAGGTTGAATACAAATATCAATCCATTCAGGAGGGTGAGAAAGTAAAGTATGTCTATCTTAAAGAGCCAAACCCTATTGGCGAAAAAGTCATCTCCTTTTTTAGTGAGATTCCTAAGGAATTTAATCTTGATAAGTATGTTAGTCGTACACTACAATTTGAGAAGAAGTTCTTAAAACCTGTCACCAATGTGCTAGACTGCATTGGTTGGACCACAAACAAAACCGTATCCGTTACCAGTTTCTTTTAATATGCCTACATCAGATTTAATCAAAAGTATAATCAAAGATAGTAAGAATGAATTCGTTGGACTTGTAAGTGATGGAGTTGCTTCAGGGGACGTTGAGGGGTACATTGATACTGGTAGTTATTTGTTTAACGCCATACTTAGTGGTAGCATTTATGGAGGCATTCCATCCAACAAGATCACTGCTCTTGCTGGAAAGTCGGGCGTCGGGAAAACCTATTTTTGCCTTAGTATCCTTAAGCATTTCCTTGACACTCATCCTGATGGCATGGTCATTTATTTTGAGTCCGAATCTGCTCTTAGTTCTGATATGTTTAGCAGTCGTGGGATTGACACTTCTCGCGTCCTTCTATATCCGGTAGAGACTATCAATGAGTTTCGTGAAGTCTCTGTAAAGATTGTTGACAACTACCTGAAGAACAAAGATACCACTCCTATGATGTGGGTGTTGGATAGTTTGGGGAACCTCCCTTCAGCAAAAGAAGTTAACGATGCTTTAACTGGCAACGATGCTGTTGACTTTACAAAGACAAAGATTACTAAATCTACATTCAGAGTTCTTACTCAAAAACTAGGTAAGGCAAAGATTCCCCTTCTGTTTACTAATCACACCTACGATAACATTGGCGGCTATGGAGATCAACAAAAGATGGGCGGTGGCTCAGGTCCAGAATACTGTGCGAGCAGTGTCATCTTTCTTAGCAAATCAAAAGAGAAAGAGGGAACTACGCAGGTTGGAAACATTATTAGATGCACGGCGAAGAAATCCCGTCTGACCCGCGAGGCATCGCAGACGGAAGTTAAACTGTACTTCGATGAAAGGGGTTTACAAAGATACCATGGTCTGCTAGACTATTCCCCGTGGCCCAATAGCGGTGGTCGCTACGAGGTTGACGGCAAAAAGTTCTGGGGTAAAGAAATTATGAAAGACCCTGAGCGTTTCTTCACGCCTGATATTCTCGATGCGATCAACGAACAGGTTGCAAAAGATTTTTCTTATGGAGTAGTTGAAGATGGTGACGAAGACTGAGAGATTAGAACAAACAATCTTACGCAATCTTCTGACTGATCTAGACTACTACGGCAAAGTAATCCCACACATCAAAGCGGATTACTTTGCTGAGGCAAGCGAACGTTTAATTTATGAGGAGATTTATGAGTTCTCTACAAAATATGATAAGGTCCCTACCAAGGAAGTTATTGTCATTGAGTTATCATCTCGTAAGGATGTTTACGAGGAAGACCTTAAGAAGTCTTTCGAGTTACTCCAAACATTCTCAACTGATGAGATTAACTATTCCTGGCTTATCGACGCGACAGAGGGTTGGTGTAAAGAACGTGCCCTCTACAACGCACTCCTACAGTCTGTCAAGATCGCAGAAGGAGGCGATAAGAAATTATCACCTGATGCGATCCCAAGCATACTCCAAGAGGCCCTGGCAGTATCGTTCGACGAACATATCGGACACGACTACCTAGAGTGTATCGACCAGCGATGGGAGAAGATGCATGAGGATGAGGACAAGATTGCCTTTGACCTTGATGACTTTAATCAGGTTACTGAAGGTGGTCTCCCCAACAAAACTCTGAATGTTATTCTTGCTGGCACTGGTGTGGGTAAGTCATTGTTTATGTGTCACATGGCAGGTTCCTGTCTGATGGATGGATACAATGTTCTTTACATCACACTGGAGATGGCAGAGGAAAAGATTGCTGAACGTATTGACGCTCACCTGCTGGACGTTGGTATCAAAGATCTTAAAAATCTCCCAGAGCATAGATTCAAGGGTGGTGTTGAGGCACTACAAAAGAAGACTAGAGGTAAGTTAATCATCAAAGAATATCCTACCGCTTCCGCTCACGCAGGACACTTCAATGGTCTACTAAATGATCTGTCTCTTAAGAAACAGTTCAAACCAGACATCATCTTTGTTGATTACCTCAACATCTGTAGTTCATCTAGGATGAAAGGTAACATCCAAAACTCCTATATGTATGTGAAAGCAATTGCTGAAGAACTTCGTGGTCTTGCTGTAGCGAAGGAAGTTCCTGTTGTATCAGCAACACAGACTACACGTTCCGGTTACGAAAGCAGTGACCTAGAACTGACAGATACATCTGAATCTTTCGGTCTGCCTGCTACTGCTGACTTTATGGTTGCTCTAATGACAAACGAGGAACTGGAGAACGAGAGTTGTATCCTTGCTAAACAACTCAAGAACAGATACAATGACCCATCTTTCAAACGTAAGTTCAAAGTGGGTATTGACAGGAGCAAGATGAAGCTGTATAATGTTGATGACAGCAGTACGCTGGACATCGACGCAATGTTTGAAGACGACGAAATGCCTGTCTTCAACAAACCAACTACTACACAATTTTCTGAATGGACATGATTGATTTTAACAAGTACCAGCAATTTGTTGATGGTGTCACCAGCACACCATCACAAGACTTTGATGCTTACATCTATCGTCTCCAAGAATTGAATGGCGAGGGATGTAAGATTGCTGATCTCCAAACTGCTGCTGATGGTCTCTGTGCTGAAGGTGGTGAGTTCATGGAGATTGTCAAGAAGATGGTATTCCAAGGCAAACCATATAATGAAGATAACATCTGGCATATGAAGCGTGAGTTGGGGGACATCATGTGGTATATGATGCAAGCGTGTCGTGCCCTAGATACTACAGTTGAAGAACTGGTTGATATGAATGTTGATAAACTTGTCGCCCGTTATCCTGGTGGAGAGTTTGACGTTCATCATAGTGAGAATAGGGTACAAGGCGATCTGTGAAAAAGGCGTGGCGAGTATGGGCGAAAGCATTAGGGAGGAAGGATGGACTCACAAATTCTGAAGCTGATGCTGTCGCTGTGGTTAGGAGTTTTATTTTTATTACTTATCTCATCACAAACTGCTTTATCGTCGCTAATGCGATAAGGCATTGGAATAATACAGGCACAACCATTTGGATTTGTGCCGACAAACCCAACGATGCTTACTACTGTAGTCGTCGTTGATTTCTTGGAAAGTTGGTCGAGTGGTTTATGGCACTGGTCTTGAAAACCAGCGAGGGTCACACCTCCCAGGGTTCGAATCCCTGACTTTCCGTTTAATAAATATCTATACCCCAGTTTGTATAGAAATGGCATTTGATTTTACAATTGCTAGTAAGGAAGATGTGAATCGCGCCAGAGTATCTGCAAGAACCTGGAGTGCAGGAAAAAAAGATTTATTATACGCAGCAGCATCTTTTTTAGATCAGATTAAATCTCAACTTCCTCAGCAAATTTCTAGTGGAAGGATGGGGTACTTTGCTTTAGAACAAACTACTGCAAAAGTAAAAGTTAATCATTTTATATCTACTAGATTACCCAACGACAATATGTTTCATTCTGAGTTGGGACAGTCGGATATAGT